ATCTAACGTCTGGTACGGGATCATTCATCAGTGGACTAAGCGTAGATTCTTATGGGCGCGTCAGTGGCGTTATAACAAGCAATACGCACACACTAGCAACATCTTCTGTAAAGGGAATTGCATCGTTTGATACACCTGCATTTTCAGTTGCTTCTGGTGCAGTAGGATTGGCTAGTACATCATCAGGTGGTGCTGCTGTTTTATTCGTTGATGGAACAACAAATCAAGTAGATGTTACTAGAGATGGTGGAAGAGAAATTGTTGGATTAACTCCCAACGTTACTATAAGTGGAACACTAACTGCAAATTCATTTGTCGGTAATGGTTCTGGATTAACTGGATTATCTGCTGGTGTGGGTGTTGCTAAGTCTTCAACTTTAATTGGTGTTGGGGCGACTATACTTAACTTTACTGGAATTGGTGTTAGCACTATTAGCTTTGCTGGTACTACTGCTACTATTAATATTCCTGGTGGAAAGAACGTTGATGATGTTGGTAATGCTAACCAAGTTCTATACAAAAATAGTTTAAACGTAGCTTCTGGATCTGCTAACTTAACCTTTAATGGAACTAACTTAGTTTGTGGAGGAACAGTCACTGCTAACTCAGATGAATCACTGAAAGAAAATATTAAAACTATAGATGGTGCTTTAGAAAAAGTACAAAATCTCCGTGGTGTTGAATTTGATTATAAGAGTGATAAAACACACTCTATTGGTTTGATCGCACAAGAAGTTGAAAAAGTTCTTCCAGATCTTGTACATGAAAATGGGGATGGAATTAAATCAGTTGCATATCAAAATATTGTTGCTGTTTTAATTGAAGCAATTAAAGAACAACAAAATCAAATTGATTCATTAAAACTTCAGATTAAATCTCTGAAAGATTTTGGAATTTAAATAAATAATCAAAATAGTAGAAATATGGATTATCCAAAGTTCAGTCACAAAACTGCCCATTTAAAGGGAAAAAAACATCAGTTGGATCCAAATCTAGATCTAAAGCAATTGGTCCACCACGCAACAGTTCAGTATGTTGATCGTGATGCTGATGGTGATGTTGATGTTTATGATAATCCCAAAAAAGGAATTTCTGATGAGAATCCGGTAAAAGATTTTGGAACCATGTCCAAAAAATTAATAGCAAAACAAAAGGGTGAAGTTAAGCATACGAAAAGAGGAGTTGCATTTGAATCGATATCAAATGATGATAGTATAGATGAGGGATTAGTTGGAAAATTAATTGATAAAGTAAAGGGTCGTAAAGCGATTGGGAAGACTGGTAGTGGTGGAAATGTTTATGTTTCTACCAGAAACAAACCATCAAAAGTATCTTACCAATCTTCATCAAAACCAAAACAACCAGAAAAGAAAACTTCGGAAATAGATCACGATGATCCATGGCTTAAGCATTCATCCGGTGCTGAGAAAAAAGCACATTATAGGCAATTGAGAGGGGAATCTACCGAACCAAAGGATCATGAGTATTCAATGGCTCGTTCAGAATTATCTACAATAATTAGCGCAGCAAAAAGACTTCAGAAAAAAATTAAATCTGGAGAGGGAAATTTAGAGGCATGGGTTCAATCAAAGATTACTAAAGCAGCAGATTACATTGATGCAGCTGCAGATCATCTTTCTAGTGGAGAAAGTGATCTAGGTGATCTGGATGAGGCAGTAAGAATACCAACAAAAAATGGAAATCTATTAATGGTCATTTTGACTTGGAAAGGTTCCACTTATGCACTTAGAGTATTTTTCCCACAATCAAAAATTCCAAATAGAAGAGAAGTTGAAGAGCAAATTCAGAAAATATATCCAGGATGTAAGGTAGTACAATTTAGAGTAGTTGATAGAGAACCAGGTGAACCATTTTTACAAATTGAAGACTGGCAAAAAGTAAATAAATCTGATGAGACTGATGGTATGAGTCAGAAAGCAGTCAATGCTTATCGTAAAGAAAATCCCGGTTCTAAATTAAAAACTGCTGTAACCGAGAAAGATCCTGGACCAGGAAGATCAAAACGTAGAAAATCTTTCTGCGCCAGATCAGAAGGTCAAAAAGACATGCATAATATTGACTGCACTAAAGATCCAGATAAAGCAATTTGCAAAGCTCGTAAGCGTTGGAGGTGCTGATGAAAAGTTTTAATCAATTTTTATCCGAATCGGTAAACATTTCAGGAGATTTCAACGGGAATCTCTATATCAATTCACAACCAGAACCAGAACCACAACAACAAGTTGGTGAAAGTTACGTAGCTGATGTTGTTTGGGAAGGCAATCTTTACAGATTGGAATTGGTAACTAAGTCTGGTATACCATCAAAGCAAGAACTTGGAGAGCAGCTTCAAAGAAACTATCCTGGAGCAATTGTTCATCAAATTTATCCAGCAGAAGAAAAGAATTTTAATATCAAAAACGTACAAAGATATCACCCATCAAAATTAGAGTGGATAGACTGATTTATGGCTATTTGGAATAAGAATGAGCAGGACTTTCTAAATCAAGAAAGATCTTTATTTGAAGTTTATAACATCGCAGATCACTGGGGTAACCAGACAGACTGGAGACCTCAGTTTTCTAATAACAATAGACTCAAGACTTCTCCGTTCCAAACAGTTTTCTTTAATACCTTCCAGTATGGTAAAGAGACTGATGTTTGGGATGAAAGAATAGTTGGAGTTGGAACTGCAACCTGGAACCAATATTCCAGTAATGTAACTATGCAGGTTGGTTCTACTACTGGAAGTAAAATCATCAGACAAACCAAAAATGTGATGAGATACATTCCCGGAAGACCTGCAACACTTGCATTTGCAGTTCGTCTTGATAATCCACAGGTAGGTATTCGTAGAAGATTTGGATTGTTTGATGATAATAATGGTGCTTATTTTGAGGATAATGGAGGAACATATTCTTATGTAATTCGCACCACCACATCTGGAATTACTACAGAAAGAAGAGTTGGTAGAGATGAATGGAATGGTGAAAAGTTTGATGGTAATGGTTGGACTGGTGTAACAGCAGACCCAACAAAACAACAGATGATTTCCATTTCTTATGAGTGGTATGGTGCTGGAACAGTAGATTTTAATTGGTTAATGGAAGGTGAAACAATTAAAAGTCATACCTTCTATAATTCAAACACTCTTGATAGAGTTTGGTGTTCCACTCCATTCCTTCCTATTCGTCTTGAGATTGAGAATGTAACTGGGTTCTAATTCTCTGATTCAAGATGGTAATGTAGATAAACTTGGAACTCTTTTAAGTCAATCAAATCCCATTGTGGGAACTACAATGGGATTGTCGGATACATTTTATCCAATTGTAAGTTTACGTCTCAAATCAACTGCACTTCAAGCAGTAATGCTTTTAAGGTCCCTACAAGCAGTAACGAATGATAATACTAATGTGTATTGGAAACTCTTAGAAAATGCAACATTAACTAATCCAAACTGGACAAATCACGCAGACCCTAATTCATTTATTCAATATGATACTTCTGCTACTGCTGTTTCTGGTGGTAGAGATATTCTTTCTGGATTTACAGTTGCTGGTGGTGCAGTTTTAACTGAAATTGATAGACTTGCAGATTTACAACTTGGAAGGTCTGGTATCGGAACAATCAGTGATACTTTTACACTTGCTTGCGCTGCTCCAAACGTTAATAAAAAAGCACTTGCGGTATTGAACTGGATTGAACAAAGGTAATTTTTATGACTGATAGTGTATATCTTGGTAATCCAAATTTAAAGAAGGCAAATACTCAAATTGAATTTACTCAAGATCAAATTCTTGAGTTTGTAAAATGTCAAGAAGATCCGGTATATTTTGCTAAAAATTATGTAAAAATTGTAAGCCTTGATGAGGGATTAACACAGTTTGAGCCATATCATTTCCAAGAAAAATTAATCAACAATTTCCACAAAAATAGATTTAACATCTGCAAAATGCCTAGGCAGACTGGTAAATCTACCACTGTTGTTTCATATCTTTTACACTATCTAATCTTTAATGATAGCGTCAATATTGGTATTCTTGCTAACAAAGCAGCAACTGCTAGAGAACTGTTAAGTAGGTTAGCAACTGCTTACGAAAACTTACCAAAATGGATGCAACAGGGTATAATAGCATGGAATAAGGGAAATATTGAACTCGAAAATGGATCAAAGATTCTGGCTGCTTCTACGTCTGCGAGTGCTGTCCGAGGCATGTCGTTCAATATCCTCTTTCTCGATGAATTCGCTTTCGTTCCAAACCATATCGCAGATTCCTTCTTTGCATCTGTTTATCCTACTATTACTTCTGGTAAAAGCACGAA